CCACAGGGTCAACCACCACAGCAAGGACAAGCTCCTGTAGGTGGACAAGTACAAGACACTCAGGGATCAGGTGGTGGAAACATAGGAACAGGTTCAGTGCCTACTCCTGAAGAAGATGGATTTTCTGGTGGTCCTGTACAATGAACTTAAAACAGTTAGTCAACAATAAAGAACTGTGGGATAACTTTATAGAATACTTAGACCACACTATTACAATACATCATAGTGCAATGGAACAGGCTGATGATGTACACACACTATATAAAGCACAGGGATCAATCTCTGCATTACGAAGACTTAAATATCTTAGGGATGAAATGAATGGTATCAATTAGTCTAGCTAAACAAACAGAAGAATTTTTTGAAGACTTAACTAGTGATGAGGCTAAGAAGGCTGCATTAAGAACAACTGGTGTTAGAGCTAGAGCAAGAAAAAAGTTAGATGAGGATAAGTTTAAAAAATTAAATAATTTACCATCTCCCTCTAATCCTAATGAGTCTGCTGCTTTTGAAAGACGTTACCTAAGTGTAGGTAATGATGCTAAAGAACTAGAAGAAGCAAATACTAGGTATAGAGATGAGTCAAAAGCTCAACTACAAAATTTTCTTATATCCTCTAGTCCAGAACTTAGAGACTTAAGTGTTGAACAAAAAAATTTACTAGCTACTCAAAGGTCTGGAGAAGAAAAAAATAGAGTAAGAGCTACTGCTTTTAAAACATTTGTTGACCTTGGTATAGAACCTAGAAAAGCTGAGACACTAGCAGCTACAGTAGATTGGACTCCTATACTAGGAGATGTATCAGGTTTTGAAGATGCTATTGTAAGTTATAAAAATGGAAACATGGGGTGGGCTGCATTTGAAACTACTCTTGGTATTATAGGTCTTGCTCCTATTGTAGGTGATGTAATACGTAAAGGTTTTAAAACAATAGGTGGTAAACCTAATCTTGATTTTGAAGCTGTAACTCCTGA